AGGGATAAACAAGATGACTTATTAGGTGATCCTAGAATGGCAGCACAAGAGTGTGATTGTGATTTTTCCACTTCTGGTGATATTGTATTTTACCCTGAGTATATAGAATATTATGAAAAAACTTATGTAAAAGAACCTTTAGAAAAACGAGGGGCTGATCAAAATTTATGGGTTTGGGAATCACCTGATTATAGTAGAGACTATATGGTTGTAGCTGATGTAGCTAGAGGCGATGGAAAAGATTACTCAGCATGTCATGTTATTGATATAGAAAATAATGTACAAGTAGCTGAATATAAAGGACAAATTGGTACTAAAGAATATGGTCATTTATTAGTAGGATTAGCTACAGAGTATAATGAGGCATTATTAGTAGTAGAGAATGCTAATATAGGATGGGCTACTTTACAAGTATGTATTGATAGATCTTATCCCAATTTGTATTATTCTCCCAAAATTGAAAATAATGCTAATTCATATTTTGAAAAATATATGGATACATCTAAAATGACAGCTGGATTTACAATGTCATCTAGAACAAGACCTATGGTTATAGGTAAATTTCAAGAGTATATTGGCGATAAAGGGGTTACTTTCCAATCCAAAAGGTTAGTAGAAGAAATGAGAGTATTTGTTTGGAAAAATGGAAGAGGAGAGGCTCAACAAGGTTATAATGATGATTTGGTTATAGCTTTTGGAATAGCAATGTATATTAGAGACACAGCTTTAAAATACAAACAACGAGGAATAGATATAACAAGAAACGCTTTAAATAATATAACAGTAAACCGAACTCAATATCAAGGTGGTTACTTCTCAAAAGGAACAGATAACCCTTACCATATAGACACAGATAAAGGTAAAGAAGATATTGGTTGGTTATTTAAATAATATTTATAATAATAATAATAATTATATAATGGCAGATAAAGGCTTATTTAGTAGACTACAAAGATTATTTTCAACTGACGTAATTATACGTAATGCTGGAGGAGATCAAATAAAGGTAATTGATAGTAATACTATTCAATCAAGTGGGGAATTACAAACTAATTCATTAATAGATAGATATAACAGGATTTTTTCTACAAGTCCATCTTCACTATATGGTTCCCAATTTAACTTCAACTACCAGTATCTTAGACCACAATTGTATTCAGAATATGATGTAATGGATCAGGATGCTATTATTGCTTCTGCTTTAGATATCATTGCTGATGAATCTACTTTAAAGAATGATATGGGTGAGGTATTATCTATTCGTTCTTCAAATGAAGATATTCAAAAAATATTATATAATTTATTTTACGACGTATTAAATATTGAATTTAATTTATGGTCATGGGTTAGACAAATGGCTAAGTATGGGGACTTTTTCTTAAAATTAGAAATTGCTGAAAAATTTGGTGTATATAATGTTATTCCTTACACAGCATACCATATCGAAAGACAAGAAGGCTACAATGCAGAAAATCCATCTGAAATCCGTTACAGATACTCTCCAGATGGTCTGGTAAACACCAACTCAGGAATGTATAAAGTTCCAGGCCAACCAGGTACAGATAACTCCCCAGGTGTTTTCTTTGACAATTATGAAATGGCTCATTTTAGATTAATTGGTGATACTAATTATCTCCCCTATGGTCGTTCTTATATTGAACCAGGCCGTAAGTTATTTAAACAATATACGTTAATGGAAGACGCAATGTTAATCCATAGAATCGCACGTGCTCCAGAAAAACGTATTTTTTATATGAATGTTGGGTCTATCCCACCAAACGAAATAGATGCATTTATGCAAAAAACTATTTCAAATATGAAGCGTACTCCTTACATGGATCAAAAGACAGGTGAATATAATTTAAAATACAACATGCAAAACATGATGGAGGATTTTTATATCCCAATTCGTGGAAATGATACAACAACTAAAATTGAAACCACCAAAGGTTTAGATTATGATGGTATACAGGATGTTGAATACTTAAGAGATAAGTTATTTGCTGCTTTGAAAATTCCTAAAGCATTCTTAGGGTATGATGAGAATATAGAAGGTAAAGCTACATTAGCAGCAGAGGATATTAGATTTGCTCGTACTATTGAACGTTTACAACGTATTATGGTTTCTGAGCTTAATAAAATTGCATTAGTTCACTTATACGCTCAAGGTTATAGAGATGAAGCATTGACAAATTTTGAAATTTCAATGCAAACACCTTCTATTATATTTGAACAAGAGAAGATTGAGTTAATGAAATCTAAAACTGAGTTAGCTCAAACACTCAAAAATGAAAAATTACTTCCTACTAATTGGATTTATGATAACATCTACCATTTATCTGAAGATCAATATGATGAATATAGGGATTTAATGAGAGAAGATGCTAAACGTGAGTTTAGAATGAACCAAATCGAAGCTGAAGGAAATGATCCAGTAGAAACAGGTAAATCATATGGTACCCCACATGATCTAGCTTCATTATATGGTAAAGGAAGAATGTATTCCGACCCAGGCAATGTTCCTGATGGGTATGGTGAAGATAGTAAAGTTGGACGTCCTAAGGATGGTATTTCTAACCATGGAAAACAAAGTAGTAACTTTGGTAAAGACCCATTAGGTACCAAACGTATGAAAGATACCGATAAAAATGATTCTACAAATAGTAGAACAGATACAAACAAAAATGGATTAACATTGGAAGCGGCTCAAACAACTTTATTGAAAAATAAAGATATGTTTAAGAAAATGAATAAAAAACAATTGGTATTTGAGCAAGATAAAGATGATACTTCAATTTTAGATGAAAACCAATTAAAAGAATAATTTCCTCCTAATATTTATAAATAAATATATTTTTTGATGAAAATAAAACACTCCAAGTATAAAAATACGGGTATTCTATTTGAATTATTAGTACGTCAAATAACTGCGGATACATTAAAGGGTGGAGATTCTCCAGCTATTGATATCCTTAAAGAATATTTTGTAAAAACTTCCTTAGGTCGTGAGTATAAGTTATATGAATCGGTATTAAAATCCAATGTTTTAAATGAAGGTAAGGCGAATATAGTAATCAGTACTATACTTGAATCTTCTAAAGGATTTAATCGCACTTCACTAAAGAAACAAAAATATAATTTAATCAACGAAATTAAAAAACATTACAATTTAGATGTTTTCTTCGGTTCCAAGATTAAAAATTATAAGGAGTTAGCTGCTTTGTATACTTTAATTGAAAGTCATAATGTAGAAAAAAATACAAATGTTGACCAAATTATAGACAATAAAATAACTTTATTAGAATATTTAACTAAACAAATAGTTAATACTGAAGAAATTAAAGAAGATGTTCTTAAAGAATTTCAAACTTATGATAAAGATTTAAGAATTCTTACTTACAAAGTACTGTTAGAGAAGTTCAATTCTAAATACGAAAATTTATCTACAGAACAAAAACAAGTACTTAAAGAATTTATCAATTCAGTAGATTCAACTCCTGGATTAAGGGGTTTTTATAATAATAAAATAGATGAATTAAAATCTATTTTGAATGAAGAATCTAAAAATATTAAAGATAAAGCTACTCAAATTAAAGTACAAGAAGTAACTAAATATTTAGTTGAATTAGATAAAACAACTAAAATTTCAAATGATAATTTAGTTGATTTGTTACAATATTACGAACTAGTAAAAGAGATTAAGGTAGCAAATGGCTCACAAGTATAAACTTAAAGAACAACCATCCCCTAACTTAGCAAAGCAAGGTGGCTATAAGATTGGTGATGTTTCCTATTCTAAAGATGGAGACACCAAATATGTAGTTAACACCATAGATCCTGTAACTGGTCAAGTAGGATGGAAAGTTATTCCTCTTCCTGCTTTTGATAAACTTAATACTGATTTAACCAATTTAGTTAGAACAGCTAAAGGTGTATATGGTAAAACTAAAGATGATGAAAAGTTTAGAGGGTTTTATGAAGAAATTAGAAAGCTACGAAACCAAGTTAGAACTCATCTTAGAAACGAATACCCAGACGAATATAAAAGAATGAGTGTAGCCGAAGATGTTGATGAAGTGTCAACATCAGGAGGATCAGGGGCTTATTTAGGTAAATATGCCTTCAAAAAACCTAAAAAACAAGAAAAATTACCTGAGGGTGTAGGAGCAACATTAGGACCAGGTCCAAAAGCAGGCCCTGA